AGGAAATAGAATATGGGACTGCCTCCAGCAGAAACTAGTTCTGTCGTTTATTATGCATATGACGTAAAGATCGACGGAAAGAATGTTGGTACACTACAGAACTTCTCTCCAACATCGAATAGGGCGCTTGAGCGAATCCGAGAGATAGCACATAGTGCTGTTGACACCATCGAGATCACTCCTGGACGAACCGACAGCTCGATCACTATAGAGAAGCTTGAGCTCTACAACAAGAGCCTTATAGAGGCACTTGGGTACGACCCTTCGGGGGTCGCGGACCTAGAGAGCTCATTCGACATCATTGAGGTTATGCACAGGCCAGATGGTACGAAGCGTACTATTATCTACGACCGGTGCTGGGTCGAGACCTATGGTAAGACCGTCAACCTTACTACAATCTCTGTTACAGAGAACGTTACCGTTCAAGTTACCAACATTATAATCAAACCAGAGTAATCTAGCGGCGTAGGGGAATGAGTATCAATCGTGCGCATTCCCCTATGCTCGCATTCCCTCCCTTTAATTCCCCCACCTAGAAAGGACTTCTCATGGGTGTAGTAGAGACCCTACACACAATAGCTGATATAGGATATATACGCGACTTCCCATTTAAGGATTGGGAAGGATCTGAGATTGCAGGTGTTGAGATCTGTATGAGACTTCTCAACGCCGGCGAGATTATGGATATCAACGAAGAGACTGAGGGACTGGCGCTCGATTCACTATTCCGTGTGAATAAAGTCAAGTTCCTCATACTAGCCGATGCTCTAGTTTCCTGGGGAGGAAACCCTCTTGCTGAGCAGGAAGACGTTGATAGGTTCAACGAGCGGAATGCTTCTAACTTAACACTCAGAGCGTACAAGATCGAGCATCTACATAATCTTGAAAAGATAGTCGTAGACTACCTCGACCGTATGTACGGTGCTCTTCAAGACAAACAGAAGCGAGTACTTGAGGGGAACGTAATGTGCCAGGTAGCTGGTCATGTATATCCTCGAGAGGTCGCTGAGTCGGAAGAAGAAACGGAGTGGCTAGATCATCGTATAGCTGAAGTAATCTCTCTAGAAGGTAAGAGCTTACTCGAAAGTCAGGATAAGATGGAAGAGTCTTCTGATGAAAGTGACACATAAAGAGCTAGCGGATGCTCTGTTTGAAGATACCTACCCAACTTGTCTCATACGTCCGTTTACAAAACAGGAGAGTAGAGGACCTCTACGTAAGTTCTCTCTTCAGGTAGAGTTACGTCCTTGGACAGAGAGACTTCTATATGCTCCCGTCTCTCGAAAGCACGTCTTCTTTCTTTCCCAAGTATCTGGCATCCCGATCGATGCTCTTTTTGGCCTCCCTGGACAGATTATCTACCGTCTCCTCGAGAACCATGCTTACGAATCTACTAAGTGGCTTCGAGAAGCTGCAAACCTTCTTCCGGAGTATGTTAAAGCTCCCGATTCCCAGATCGAATGGGCTACTCTCTCTTCCTTGGGGAAAGATCAGAATTTCTCTTCCCCCTCCTATCTCCAAAAGCTCTGGATTTCTCTTAACATGCAGCAGGATAGGGTCGCAAACTTCCAAGTGTGGGGGTCAATGTTCGATTCCCTGTCTATGTGGGTCAATCCAGAGATGTACTTCAAGGCTCAAGACTATGAGGAGAGTAGAAGGCAGAACATTATGTATGAGCAGGCGCACGAAAGGATGATGCAAGGATTACCTCCTTTAGGTGTTACAGACGAGAACTTAGATATAGTGGTGGTGTAGAATGGCAGGTCCTATAGGTGCAGCACTAGGAGAAGCAGCTGTTGCGGAAACTGCTTCTGCAAACCTAGCTTTTGGCGTTACTGGAGGAGCTGCTCTTGGTGCAGCGGTAGGAGACATACAAGAGATAGTCAACCTTGTAAAACGTATGGCTGCTAACCCTCTTGTAGCTGCTACGATGGCTGGAGTTTTCCAGAAGAAAATTCGTGACATAGTAAGCAACCTCAAGGGAGGAGAGAAAACTGCGGGGGGTCTTATAAGTAAGCTACACGAACTTGATTGGACAAAGCTTGCTATAATAGGAGGGGCTGCTATTATGTCCTTCGCCAACCGCCTCGTGCAGTTGAAGGACGCAGCTGAAATCACACGACGGGACTTGGAACGGGATCTAGGATTTGAACCAGACCTGAAACTCTATGATGTGTTCATGGGCGAGTTTGAAGCGTATAGGAAGGGAGGTAAGGATTTACAAGAAGCCTATAATAGTACTTTGAATACAATGGCTTCTTACACACGGACGTTTACTAGTGAGCAGCGTAAAGAAATTGCGAAGGAGATGGCTCAGTTAACTGTAGCTGTTGGAGAAGGAGCTGTACAGGATATCATCAACCTCTCAGTCAATATGAACATTGGTTTGATGGACTCCGTTCGTATGTATAAGGAGATGGCTATAGAGGCAGATAGAGCACATGTTCCTCTTGGAGAGTACTCTCAGATAGTTACATCCCTGACACAAGGCTTGTATCTGTATGGAGTCACTTCTGAAACAGCTAGAGAAGCTACTCACCTATTAACAGGAGCACTTCGAGAAGGCAAGTTATCGTGGACCGATGCTACACAGTCTCTGGCAAGTCTTATGGACATCATGACGAAGCCAGAAGAGCAGCAACAGAGGCTTCAGTTTGCTGCTATGATAACCGCTGCGTGGGATGACTTAGGACAGTCCACAAGAGACTTACTGAACCAAGTATCTCGAGAGAAGTTCGGTAGAGCTTTCATGGACGTAGGAGATATAGGAAAGCAGGCTTTTATGCTCATGGATCTTGGAGCAACGGGGTTAGCAAGTACTCTAGTAGACCTCACAGATGCTCTGAAGACAACTATGGGACTTGGAGAGGAGTGGGGTCATTTAGCTTACGAAGCTGCTGGATTGAATATTACCCAGATCGAGTCTTGGCGGACATCTACAGAGCATCTTGGAGAAGCTTACAGGCATTTGACAACAGCTGACTTCAAAGACTTTCAAGAGAACCTGGAGCGGAACGTTGAGCTTGGCAAAAAGTTCTGGGATTGGTATAAGATAGCGAGTCGAGCGCTTGGTCCAGTTCCTCCAGGTGCCTGGTCTGAGCTTTGGCGTGCAGGAATTACTCGCCAGGAGGAAGCGAAACGGACTCTTCGGGATATCTTCGAGGGACGGAGACCGGAGGCACGAGCTGGAGAGGGTATGGCTGCTTTGCGTGTTCTTGGGGTTACGCCAGAATCCGTGGGGGAGGATATGGCACTTAGGATGGCTACCGGCATAGTGAGTAAAGCTCTCTTCCGGATTACCCTAGACGGTACTCCCTTCAAGAGCGTTATAGGTAGCTGGATAAGCGAGTATGAACGCAGCGAGTACTAAGTAAGGAGTTCAGATGGCTAATCGTGAGCCTATGAGAATATATACCATTCGAAGCAAGCCAGGATCTACCTGGGCTCCGAATTCTGCTCGAGTTATCCCAGAAGGAGGACGAGCTACAAATGAGGGCAACCACTATTGGCTGAGTTTTGGAATAAACCAGATAGAGTACTACTACAAGAATGCGGCTGGTCTATGGGAAGGACCAGAGTGGCTCACTTTCCGACTAGCTCCGGAAGGAGATGAGAGATATGGTACCCTTACGGGACTCCCTAATCATACTGGACGGTGGTACATTCGTTTGTCCTCTCCCCTACAAGATCAACTCAACACTCTCCAAGAGAACCAGGTTTTTGAGTTCTACGTGAACCCTGAGCGTATAGAGATAAAGGAAGAAAAAGCGAAGTCAAGGTCTCGTACAAGGCGAGGCTATGAGTTCCAGCATTGGGGCAACCAGCCCATGGTGATCACTCTGGCGGGAAAGACTGGAGGATTGGGGAAGGAGCTTGGAGGGGGAGTAGGAGCAGGATCTCATAAGTCATATCCTACAGCTACTTCTTATGGTAGTAGAAAGACGCCTTCTAAAGCAGTTCCCGAAAGAGAGACTACTGCTTATAAGAGACTGAAAGAGCTCCAGAACCTTTATCGCATAGACCAGCAGACTCGACGTGATGGTCAGTCACCAGAGTTCTTGCTAGGACTGTCTTACCGGGGAGATGTGTACGTAGGACACTTCGATAACTTTACGTTCACTGAAGCTGCAGAAACTCCTTTCATTTTTGATCTCTCGTTTACCTTTACAGTAGAGTTCATGACCTCCTCTATCGGAGATGCAATGAGTAGACTAACGAGACGTATTTTGACCGACACAGAGACTCTGAGAAAACTTAGAGAGGTACGACAACAGTAGATATGCCAGAACCTACCAACGATTATCATCCATGGGCTGAGGTCTATGTAGCAAAATCCTTTAAGGACGAAAAGCTGACTCCTACTGCAGCCAATACAAACCTCATTGCTGTGGAAGACATTAGTAGTCTCAACGTGACTCTGTCTGCTGATGGGAAGGGTACGTTCTCTCTGGTACTCGATAACAAGAATGATAAGTACTATTATGAGGACGATCTTGCTACAGAGACTGTTAACTTGTGGGAGGCATCTGAAGAACAAAGACTTTTGGACAAGGATTGGACTCAAACGTCTTTGAAGACAGAGCCAGGAACATACTATCCATACAGGAACGTTGACGACTTTCTAGACTCCGAGAGTGCTGTGGTCGAGGACCTTTCAACCAGCAGGCGTTTCCTTGTGTTCTTCCGTCGTAGTAGTAGGCCAGGTACCTCTATCACAACAGGCGAACCTCATCCCTACCCCGTGAACTATATGTGGTGGTTTGATGATCAAGAGAACCTTTATGAGCTCACTGAGAACCAGTGGAACGCAGAGATTTTTACGGGAGAGAGTGGAAAAGAGTACACTATTCGGAAGTTTAAGAATGAGGAGTTCTACCACAAATGGGGAGGAAACATACGGAGGGGCCGTTGTATATTCTCTCCAATGGATCGAGTAGTCATCTTCCTTTCAAGAAGGTTCGAAGCTGAAGGAGAAGGCCCTCTCATCCGAGTCTTCACAGGCTTGGTGAACAAGGCTGATGACCAGTATGGGGAAACTAGTTCGAAGGTATCGATCTCTGGAGATGATGTTACAAAGTGGTTGTCTATCTCTCAAGTAAACGTCAACCCCAGACTACTTCAGCATGAAGATTTGCAGAAGCAAAAGAAGCCGATGCTTTATACCAACCGCTTCGCTGGGTGGACGGGGACACAAATTATTCGTGCCCTTTGTTTAGGAAGAGAAAAAGCTTTCCCGAAGGGACTGCCAGAAGGATATGAGTTTGAGAGCTTAATGCTGGATGGAGTAGGATCCTACCAGGTAGATGTTAGGGACTCTAGTTTGACAGAGGAAGGAGCTTCGGGGGCTGTGGAGATAGAGCGCCAGACGAAATCCATCTCTCGAACTGTTACAGACAAAGCAGCACAGGATATATTTACTTCTACAAAGTTAATTCTGCAGGATCCTTCTAACTATGAGCTCGATGAGTTCATTCCCTATCAGAGGTTCTTCAGCGGAAATACCTGGCTGGGGTGGCAAGGAGAATATGAGACTAGGTACTCTCTCTGCCAGAAGGTAGCAGAGGCTACAAACTTTAAGTTCTACGCCGACAGCAATGGTAACATTCACTATCACCAACCAAGGTTCAGTAACGCTCACATTCTAATAGCAAGAGAACCTCGAGTATATATCATCGATCCTATGTCCATTATTGGATGGACGTTTGTCGAAACAGACGAGGAGTTAGTTACACTACTCTTTGCGACAACAGAGGAAGACTTCATTGGTAGTACAAAAGCGGAAAAAGCTGGTCGCGATATGGCTTACTACCAAGACAATGCCTTGGTAATCAAGTATGGCATGAGGATCTATACTGTTAGCGATCCTCTTATCAGAGCAGCAAAGGGTCAGCCGAATCCTAAAGTCAACCCAGATGTGTACTACTACGCTAAAAGCCTCATCCGACGGATCAACGCCGATAGGCTTAATGGAAGCGTTACAATCACCGGACGAGCAGAGATAGTACCAGACCACCCTGTTTACATACCTGATCGCAATATGATCTACTACGTATCTTCCGTGCAACACTCGTTCGAGTGGGAGAACACTTTTACAACAACCCTTAATCTGCAGTATGGAAGGAAGCCGTGGGACATAATGCCAGAGCTTCTTACCTATCAGGTAGATACAGTAGGGACAGCTTCTGATGTAGTAGTACAGAAAGCAAGAAGTCTCGAAGGAGTGAGACTTCTTGGGAATATCGATATGCTGGTTATCCATCACACAGGACAAAGCTTCCGAGTACCTGTATCCGATCTCAAAGCGCATGAGGGGAGTAGCGAGGATGTGGTATCTGTTCCGTATGACTACGTCATTGGAAGAGCTCCTCGTACAATATGGTGTGGACCACAGTGGCATCATAGAGATGATCTTATCCAGTATAATTACACTACCCTACAGAGCGCGCCTTACGCGTTCTTTGAGAGCTTCCCTAAGGAGCACAAGATAGCATACTCTTCCTTCCCAGGAAACCCAGAGAGGACTCTACACGTTGCATTGCATGATAATATAGTTGGTGCAGGCTTTGTAGGTCTTGTTGACTTTAGGGGGGCCTTCGGTTCCTTCCTTAACAGCCTAGCTGACTTTATACTCAGTCTCCATCTAGCCTCAAACAGGCACCTGAAGTGGGATGGAGTCAAGTTTCATGGAGAACTAGAGTCTGTGAACTGTCCTATTACAAGTCATTGGATTCCTGAACTGCGACAAGCCCTTCTAGAGGTTATACGATCTAAAATTACGGAGGGGTGGAGCGGTATAACTGTCACTGGTATGGGTCTTCCTTTTGACAGACATGTACCGGATTCATTTGAGGCTGCAAGACTCCAAACATTACGCGGATAAGAAATGTCATCAGGCGGTAGAAGAAGAGTACTAGGAGAGCGCCCCTTTAGGGGAGCAATAGACCTCCGTACTAACAACGATAGGCTTCGTCTAGCTCGTATAGACTCTGTAGATGCTGAGAGAGGAATCTGCTGTCTTGAGTGGTTGGACCACCCAGGTAACCGAGTCGATGTAGAGATAACTCAAGACAACTGGAACTCATGGCACATGCCTATCGAGAACCAAGTAGTTATCTGCGGGTTCGATGTAAAGGATAGAGCCCTTATCCTAAGGTTCATGCCTGTTGGGTACCAGGCTCGTCACGGTGATCCTTCAGAAGGTGCTTTCGAGCCAGAAGATGCTATGAGGCGTCTCGAGGCTGGCGAGCATTTCTGGAAGAGCACTGGTGGTGCCGAACTCTACATGGATCAGAATGGGGACATTGTCCTTTCATCAGGAGCTGGTACCTACTGGAAGCTGACAGCGAACGACATTCTCTCACAGAATAGCGAGACGTGGAGAGCAAGGAACGAAGCTGGTCAACTTGTTATGGGAATCGTTCGTCGGATCGAAGAGTTCGCGAACGTGGGAGAAACGCAGTCTCGATCGAAGATAGTTACATACGATGGTAGCAACATTGTGGATGGAGGTCAAGCGCTTGTTGAGTACCAGCTCAAGATTGCCGAAACAGCAGACGCTGATCCAACTACTCCTAACATCGACGATCCTATAGTCACACTTACTCTAGGAACAGTTGTCGATGGGGACGGGAACCCAGTTGACAAGGATGGTAGTGTAGTTGCAGCTGGTGCAGACGATGCTATCGCTATAGACATAGACACGCGAAGTGGTATAGGGTTCCGCCTCTCTGTGATGAAGGATGGTGACGTTGAACTCAAAGTCAAAAGCGACAAAATCGTTAGGATCACAGGTGGGGGGGCTTCGCAGGCAGTTGTTCTCGCTGACTTTATAGATGATTTCAATGACCTGGTAAGTGCCTTCAACTCTCACGGACATATAGCACAAGGTCCAGCTAGTCCAACAACGACTCCATTGTTTACGCCAGGCGCAACAACGCCTGTAACAGCATCTATGGCTGATAAAGACGATCGCTCGTCTGATAACTTCGAGACCGAATAATGGCAGACGAAGGAATTGTACAGAAGATTTACGACGGTCTTTCGGGAGCTACGAAGAGAATTATAGGTCTCCGTCATATTAGAGCTATACTGAATATCGCGACTCCCTATCGCCAACTGCTTCGAACGTATCTCCTTCGGTGGAAGGCTGTCCTCCAAGGGGAGAAGAGTACACTGGTTTCTAAAGTGCGAAGGTTCGACGTAGTGGCGAACACTATAGCGACTAGACGTCGGGTGGTTGAGTTAGCTCTTCAGCCGTTGGAGGAGCTCTCACGAAGGATCCCTTGGAAGAATATCGCGGACGATGTCCCGGAGATAGCAGATGTATTGCGTAGGGCTATAAGATCGATACCAGCAGCTATCCCAAGTACTGGAGTAGCGGAAGATTTGGTTGAGTTCCTTGAAGGAGTCACCTCCTACAGCGACCTTAAAGCGAAGGTGCAGGAACTCTCCTATGAAGCGCAGCGGCTTACGGCTCTCTCCGGCCACGCTGCGCGAATCAACAACCGTATAGATGATGACCTTGAAGTAGTAGACGCTTACCTCGAGCTCTTGGCGGCAGCAGTATGATAGGAGTATATGCAAAAAGAACGTGCTACCACGGCTACCAGTCTGGTAGCGAGTACCTGACCTACACTCTCTCAAACTGTCCATATTGTCTGGGCACTGGAGAGATCCATGATGCCATCTTCATGGAGGATGGTAACATCCGGACAGTAGAAAGATCGGAGAAGCTTAGGCAGGAGCTGGAGAAGATCTTTATTGAGGAACTGCGCACAGACGGTTACGGGTTCGCCTATGCTACGCAAGAGGGATTGACCAGTAGTGTGATGACAGAAACGAGGCTACGTCAGGCAGCGGTAACTGCTATTCAGTTCCTTTATGACCTTCAACTAGAGGCTATAGATAGAGGGCAGTACCTACCTCCAGAAGAGCAGATAGCTGAGATTGGAGATATACTCATCACGCAGGATGCCTCAGATCCTCGTCGGTACTTCATCCAAGTCTCTGTTAAAACTCTTTCAGCAGTAGAAGCTGAGATAAGCCTTTCGCTCCCTTTGGAGATATAAACCATGCCAAAATCGTCTGACGATATCAAACAGGATCTTATAGATAAGATCCAAGCTAGCGTTCCTAATGCAGATACCAAACTAGGATCGTTCCTTCGAGACACTATTATAGACCCTTCGTCTCGATCTTTGGCAGAAGCCTATGCGCTTGTCCAAGATGCTGCTTTAGCGCAAAGTCCTGTGACTGCATCGAACGAGAACTTAGTTACTCTAGCTGCCGTTTTCCAGATCTACCGTAAAGGGGCTATTAAGGCAACCGGAACTGTAAGGTTCTACAGGAGTACTGAGCCTCAGCAAGACGTTACTATCACAGCTGGTACGACCGTCTCAACGAACGCTACTGCCGAGTCTGCCGCCGCTGCTTTCAGAACAACGCAGACGGTTACATTGCCGGGTGGCTCTGCAGCAGCTGCATATCTTAACGCCGATACTGGTAAGTACGAGATATCATCTAGTATAGAAGCTCTCCAGGGCGGACTTAAAGGGAACAAGGCAGCGCATACTATCACAGTAATGGTCGATGCTGTTACAGGAATAGAGGGAGTATACAACGCATCAGCATCTTCTGGAGGAGCGGATAGAGAAACGTTCAACTCCCTACGGTCTTGTCTACTTGCCTCTATACAGGGGAATAACGTAGGAACAAAAGCTGGCTACGTCAACCTCGTACGCCAGAACGAAAACGTGGAGGAGTCTATAGTGCTCACTCCAGTCGATGCAAACGCTATCCGCCCTGAAGCGGGAGCAGTTGACATCCTTATCAAGGGTACGCAATCTATCGATTCAACAGAAACGTACAACCCAGCGGTAAGTGGAAACTACCCTTCCTACGTGTTCTTGAGACAGCCTTGGGTTTATTCGGCTGCAACAGGAAGCGTGTCTGTCATTTCGAGCGTGTCTGGAAGTCTGGATCAAGGCACACACTTCCAGGTATGGAAGGATACAGGAAGCTACGGTGGATCGGAGCGAGGGTTTGATCAGGTACAGTGGCTGGTCGATGTTAATAGTTCTGGTTATGGTGCTCTTGAGATCACCTACTCCTATAATTCTCTTGTAGGGATCCTTCAAGATACGATAGACTTAGAGGACAACCATGCTATCGGTGGAGATGTACTTATCAAGGACGCTGTTCCTGTTGACATAGATGTAACGATGACTATCATTATAGCAACTGGGTATGATCCTACCTCCACTGCTACACTAGTCAGCACAGCTACGGCAAACTTTATTAACACTCTCCCGATTGGAGAGGATGTGAGCCAAGCCAATCTCGTAGCAGATGTGCTAGCTGTAATTGGGGTAGATGATGTCCACATACCGTTTACTACCTTCCAGAGTTCAGATGGCTCGATCACGCAGGATGCTAACAACAACCTCGTGATACCGTCTCTCTATAGAGCGGTTGCTGGAACGATCACTATCAACACAATCTAAGGATAGAGCATGGGCTCTCATCTAACACAGAACGAAACAGATTCGGTCGCGCGTAAGGTCTATGAGCTCTATGAGTCTCTTAGTAATAGGTACTACCCAAAGTTCGCTATCGGTACCAACGTCTATTGCCTTTTGGATATGCTGGCAAGTGAGCTAGTTACTATTGATACTCAGGCTCAAGGACTGATAGATGATCTTTCGATAGAGACTGCTCGTGCAAATACGATTTCTGGTAGCTCGGATATCCGTATCTACGACGTCTTTGGATCGTATGTCAATCAGGCAAAGGGAGCCTACCAAGGCGTCAACGTCTTTAACGACAGTGGAAGCCTGAATCTCCAAGGATATAGAGTCTGCGTTTCGTTCTTATGGGATGCCTACATCCACGGCGGTACGAATAGAGCCTTTACAAGGGCCTCACAAGCGTTTGTAGGGCTGGGGCCACGTACGCTCGAGTTCTACGACGAGCCTAGGTGGAAACTAACGTTTGACTCCGGTTCCCTATCTACTGTAACAGGTTCTGTCCTACAAGATTACTCGAAACAATGGCACCCAACAGACACGTGGAAGAACTCTCTCACGTTCCTGACTTCTGGCGCCTATGCATCTGGATCAGCGTTCGTTGATGAGAGCTATAGAGATACCGTTACTTCACATGCTCGTAACTGGGGGTCTTCTGGAGTACTTCCAGGAGACGGGTATATACTTACGCACTCGAAGCTTGGTGTTACCACAAAACTTTACTCTGAGGCTTCTCGAGCGTTTGGAGCACAAGTAAATGTCTGGATTCCGACATACCCACCTGGGTCCTATGGGGGGCTCATCCAGGTAGCAACTGGATCATACTCCTTTGACTGGTTGATCAGAGGGATCAATACAGCTATCTATAACAGTGCTCCAGCGCACATGAGACCGGCGATCCAGTACCACGACACCTACACAATAATTGCATCTATGGAGGGACTAAAATCAGGTAGTTATTCACAAGACGATTTAGATGAAGGTACAGGCTACCTTTATAACAAGGTTGAAATAACAGGCTCTACCTACGAGAGCGCTGTTCTTGATCTTGGTGCAGGATACCA